GAGTTCGGCTCGCCGCCGGCGCAGTCGTTGTCGCACGGCTCGCCGCCCTGGACGAGCAGGTTGGTGAGCTGCGGCACGTTGCCAACCATCTTGGCGTAGCCGGCCTGCTTGCCCGCCTCCTGCGTGAGCTCGTTCCAGATGTGGAGCCAGTCGCCATAGTGCTTGTCGATGCGCTGGCCGCCGATCTGCAGCTCGACCCAGTCGACCAGGTTGTGGCCGACCCAGTTGAGCCAGCGGAACTGGGCACCAGAGCCGTCACTGGACTGGAGCGTCACCGCCGGCAGGGTGGCCTGCAGGTACATGCGGTGGATCAGGTCGCCGTTGCGCTGGATCGTGCACGTGACCTGGTTGCCGAAGCGGGGGTTGCCGTTGAACGGGTTCTCGATGGACTCCATCGCGAAGTTCGTGTGGCGGCGGTAGACCACCTTGAAAAAGGTGATCTGGGGGTTACCCGTGAGGTAAACGTCCTGGGCGCCGTAGGCGACGAGCTGCATAAGACCACCACCCGTCATTTTTGTATATCCCTTGCGGAGAAAAAAATTCTGGACAGCGAGACTGGCGCGGCGCGGCGCGGCGCGGCGCGGCGCGGCGCGGCGCGGCGCGGCGGCCAGACACCCAGGGTCTAAACTCTTTGAAGAAACGGGTCTTAGAATGGCTGCCCCCTTCTTTACAATACGTCAAACCAAGAGGAGCACGCCTGAGAGTAGGACAACACTCGACCATTTACACCAGGTTCAAATGTCCCAACTTCGCAATGAACAGCAAAACGTTGAGAGTCTGGATGCGACCATCACAGCTCTTAAAAAGGTATGTGATGCATCAACCGATAGTGTGATTAAGGCAAAGAAGGAAGAAGAAATAGAGGTTCTGCGCAGAAAAAAGGAGGATTGGGGATCGGAGAAGCCGCTGTATGACTATTTCTTTGAGACCGGGGAGATCTTATATTCCTATTATGACTTGCAGGAAAAGATTCAAAATGGTGAAACATCGGGAACGACCCGTGTGATGAAGGCTAAGCCAGGTAGTGTTCTCGCGGCTCTGCAGGAAGGAGAAGCTTCGGCATCTCCTGTGGCTCTTACATCCCCAGCCCCGAGAATGCAGGGTCGGGAGGAGCTTCTTGAGAAGTATCTTCAGAAGGTGGATCCACAACACGCTCGAGCGGTCACCAACGCCTTTGATGACCCTCACGGTATCTGCGAAACATGTGAGAAGGAGATGATGTTCAGTGCAAATGAAGCTCTCTTCTTCTGTGATGGGTGCGGCTACCAGGAGTTCGTGCTCATTGACAGCGATAAGCCCAGCTACAAGGATCCGCCTCGGGAGGTTACGTATTACGCCTACAAGCGTATTAACCATTTCAATGAATGGCTTGCCCAGTTCCAAGCCAAGGAGAGCACAGAGATACCGGAGGATGTCTTTCAGGCCATTCTTGGGGAGCTTCGGAAGGAGCGTCTGGGAACCAATATTAAGCCCGCCAAGGTTCGTGAGATTCTGAAGAAACTCAAATGCACCAATTTCTATGAGCACGTACCGTATATCTTGAATCGTATTAACGGCGAAACTGCGCCTGTCATGTCTCGGGAAGTGGAGGAGAAGCTGCGGTACATGTTCAAGGAGATTCAGCCGTCTTTTGTGAAGCACTGTCCCAAGTCTCGCAGCAACTTTTTGTCATACTCATATGTTTTGTATAAGTTCTGCGAACTTCTTAATTTGGATGAGTATTTACAGTGCTTCCCGCTGCTGAAGAACCGTGATAAACTCTACAATCAGGACAAAATCTGGGAGAAAATTTGTCATGATATGGGATGGCAGTACATTAAGTCTTTGTAAAAATATGGGCAATGAATATGAACGATTCTATATCAACGTCCGTAACTATAGGCCTCTTTCCATCATTAGAACTATCTATATATTACCATATCTTCGAGAGCAAGTTGCTTCAATTCCCACTCATACACTGTAGAGAACTCAATAATTTTAATCCCGCCCGTCTTTCTACAGATCCATATCCTAAAGAAAACCGTCCACGAGGTCAAAAAGATTTAGACTCAGTTTTACACCATCGAAAAATAATATGTGAACAAGGCTGTACAGAACCCATATGGATATCAGTCAAAGAGGACAACTATACGTTACTCGATGGAGTTCATCGTATTGTTGCTGCATATTTAGAGAACAAACAAACTATTCTGGCATATATTATTTTTCATCAAAAGTGATTCCGCCCATCCAAGGATACATAGTCCTTAAACTTAAGTAATCTATAAATAATTCTTCATCTTTATGAATCAATCGTTTTGAAATAGCTATACTATAATTACATCCATCTGAATTATGATATTTAAGACTTAAATTTGGATTCTTAGATGAATGATTGATTGAATATGAATCTTTATACATAAAAGGCATTCCTTGAACATGATCTATGTATATCATAATCTCAGTTCCTTTTGGTATATTTTTTTCAGCAAAAACACCCTTCCCTTGGATATGTGATTTTGCTAAATAGATAAGCGGATTCTTTTGGCGGATAATATATTCACTTAAATATGTATATTGTATCATAATACATGTTATATACTTTGTTCGTGTTTTACGAATAATATCAGCATATTGATTGACCAATTCTTCTGTCCAATTTGAAATAGGGCGCAAGTCATTAAAAAGTACAATAATTTTTGAGATGTTCTTAAATGTTGAAGTTTTTATAGGTGATGAGAGTCCAGACATATATTTTAATGATTTTGTTTCCATTTGTATTTTTGGATATTTGAAAATATTGGCGTCAAGTTTATCAAAATTATATTCATGACAACTATCTGATATGATATGCATCTATAATACGGATATCTTCTTTTCAAGGCCTTCCGCTGCTTCAGCTCCAATGAATAGCTTCCGTACTCCAGGCCGGGCTTTGCATGTCATATTAAAAGCCTTCTTTGCATTTTTACTTTGAGAAAACTCAACTAGATTCTTAGCATTGCGTCGTAAATACGCAGAGCTGCGTACGACACCTTCCTTCTTGTAATGCTCTTTTAACTCTTTTTCAAAGCGCTTTTGTAGGCTACCCTTTTTCAATGTCTTGTTAAAAACCTTCTTACATTTCTTGACCTGTGCTGGAGTCGGAGCCTCACCGAGAAGCCAAGATGCAAGTCCCATCTGCTTAGAGCTGATGCACATAGATGATAAAATGGAGAATCGAGTTCTGCGATTTTATCAGCTACACAAGAATAAATGGTTTCACGTTATGAACTGGTCAATTGAACTTATAAAGATAAGTGATCCACGTCAGATACGTATGGTAGCAAAGTATGGTGGCTGCTTTTTCAACTAAGGATAGTGCGATTCCGTGTCGCGAAGCAGTACGTCAAGGCCAGTCAGCTCAGGAGGCATAGTGGCTGGAACGCCGCTGCGACGACCCATAACCCAACCACGATCGGCCGCCTTGTACGCGGAGACTTCGACAAGTTCACCACGATCCGCGCACCCTTGTACCGCCTCCATAACACCTTGAGAGCCGTGCTCCTCGCAATAATCATCCACCATCACCCACGTCCCTGCAGGGAGTTCGCGCAGAATATGATAAAGGTCAATGGCCGGAACAGGGCGCTCGTGGCCGCCATCGATGAAGACAAGATCGGGTTTTGGCGCAGCTGATAGTGCAAACCACGTCGGCAAGGATGTGATGGAATTGCCGGCGATCAGGAGATTGCGACCAGGATAGGCGATATCTAGAAGGAGCTTTGCCCGCCGAGTGTAATCAAACCAGAAGATGTCAAAGGAGATGACATTGACGTCGGGGCGGATATCCAGGAAGGTGGCGGCACTCAAGCCAATGTGGAAGCCGGTTTCAAGAACGGTGCGGATCTCGGGGTGTTCGGTCATAAAAGATCGAATGTACTGCTGCTGTGCAGGGCTGACGGAGCCGACGCGGACAGGAAGACGCTGGATACCGGTGACAAACTCTTGGAACTGGGCGGACATATTTCCTTCAAAGCTCCTGGTAAACTTGACTTAAGTGGGTCGCCGGCGGCAGCGAGTCCCTACCTCTGCAGAATGCGTCTTGACCTTATTCTCGGTCCCATGTTCGCTGGCAAATCATCTGCGGTCATTGCGCGAGTCAGACGCGCCCGCGCCCTCGGATGGAAGACACTTCTTCTTACATCTGCTCTGGATACGCGATACGGTAACGTAGGTGATGTGAGGGATGTAGTGACTCATGATAAGGATCGTGTGGATGCAGTCGGTGTTCTTAGACTGATGCCATGTCTAAGCACACCCGAGTATGAGGAGGCTCGGCTAATCATCATTGAGGAGGCGCAGTTCTTTGTTGACTTAGTTGCTTTCGTTCTTCATGCAGTTGAAAAGAGTGGGAAAGACGTCGTGGTGGTCGGGCTGGATGGGGATTCGGATCGGCAGCCGTTTGGATCTCTGTTAGAGCTTGTGCCCTTGGCAGATACAGTGACCAAACTTACGGCTCTGTGTAAGAGGTGTGGTGATGGGACGGAGGCGCTGTTTTCTGCCGCTTTGAAAGGGAAGAAAACAATGGGGGAGATTCTTCATGTGGGAGGTGAAGAGAGCTATGAGCCGCTGTGCAGGCGGCACTATCTAGGACATGTATGATTCCCAAATCAAGGCTCTCCAAGATTAAAAACTTTTATGATATATTTTTTGACATAATGCGAAAATTATGTCAAAAACGACAGTTAACTCAAGCTAGAGTAAAAAGTTTTTTACATGCGCGGGAAGCCAACAAGGTTGGCGCCGATACCGAAGCCAGCGCCCTGGCGAGCCGTGACGCCGATCGACGGCGAGAAGATGTCAAGAACCGCAAAGACGGCGGCGGCGGCGATCGTGACCGTCAGGATCTCATCCATCGGGAGCGACTTGCGCGGGATAAAAACCAGCGCCAGCGCAACCGCGATGCCCTCAACCAGGTACTTGATGATGCGCGTCAGAAGATCGTTGACGTCCATTTCTATATTCTGACTTCAGATTTTTTTGACTCCCTGCGTTCAACGACGCCGGGTTAAAATGCGCGTGTCCTCCAGACTTTAGAATGAGTACTGATGCCCCTGCCGCTACGCCCGCTGCTACGCAGGAGCCCGTCGAGGACTTCCTCTCAGAAGATACGGAGATCCCGAGCCAGAAGGTTGTTCTTCTGAGCTTCCTCAGCCCTGAGAAGGTTCTTGCGAGCAAGGATGTTTACCAGTTCCAGCAGTTCCTCAAGGATTACGAGCTGCAGTGGCGCACGGCCAAGCTGGAGGCGTGGCTAGCGGAGCAGGTTGCCTCCGTGAACCGGAAGCTGGAGGAGATTGCCGGTGGCCTGGAGAAGACGGATCTGAGCGGCGGGGTGGTTCTGACACCTCAGGCCGCCGCCGCCTCCGTGCGCTCGCAGGAGCTGCGTGTCGACCGTGTTGTGGAGGACTTCAAAGAGCATATTCGTAAGACGACGAAGGATGCGACTCCGGGTGATATCCAACAGGAGTATGAGGACTTCCTCTTCAAGAACTCTGCACGCCTGGAGGAGGAGTTCTTTGCAAAGAACAACTTCCGGACGACGATCCGTGGCATCAAGGTGCGCGGTGTCTTCTCGTCGGAGGCTGAGGCGTCGGTGCGCGCCAAGCGCCTCCAGAAGAGCGACCCCACGTTCAACATCTACGCCGGTCAGGTCGGGAAGTGGATGGCGTGGGAGCCGGATCCCAACAAGGTGGTCGACCAGGAGTATGCGAATGACCAGCTCAACACTCTGATGAAGAAGTACCGCGAGAACGAGGAGTCCCGCGACCAGTTTTACAATGAGCAGAAGCGCAAACGTATGGGAACTGTGGGTACCGCGGGCGCGGCTGAAGCGACACTCACGGAGGTCAAGGAGACATCGTCGGAGGGTGCGACCAATGCCGCCGCGGGACCCGGTGGCGCCTCGGCTGCAGCTGGAAGCTATGACGGTCTCTTTTCGGGCCCGGCTGATCTGGCGATCCAGAGAAAGATGGAGTCGGCTGCCAAGAAGGAGTAAAAACGTAAAAAGAAAATAGTTCATTTCAAGCATGTGTCATGGTTGACATGAAAGACGGTGTAAAAGGGTGTGTATTTACTCGGAGCCATCGGGAACGGCGCCGCCGATGTAGCGCGGCTCACAGCGCTTCTGATCCGAGCAGAACTGTCCTTCAGGGCAAGGGTTGTTCTCACAACTGGGGGGAGGCGCCTGGGCGGGTGCGGGTGCGGACGCGGGCGCGGGAGCACCGCCGTTAAAATACTCGCGTCCCGCGCGTCCACGGAATCCCTCGGGGAAAATCTGCGGCGCCATGGCCTTGAGAAGGGGGAGGACAGCAACCGCAACAATAAGTGCAATTAGAGCATACCATGTGGCTACTTTCATAATACCACGCTTCATCCTTTCTGGATTTGCTCTAGATTAAAGGCGCACCATGTCCATCGGGTAAAATCTCTACAGGCGCCTTCTCATACATACGCCTAGGCTCCGTGCTAGCGCAGAATCCATTCACACACTTCAGGCCATCTGAGCAAGGCGCCATGTTAACTCCGCACGGTGTTGCACCACCGCCACCTATGAATCCTTCGTCATATCCACGACGCAGAGCAAGGACGGCGAGCCCGAGGATAAGAATCAGCACAAGAGCCTGAATGAGGTCACGATCCATTTAACTACGCGTTCGGATATTTGCGAATCTGGATCTGCGGTCCCTTCAAGCGTTTCGCCGCCGTAGCATCATATTCGTTGCTTGCACCGCCCTCCTGATCCTTGGTATTGGCAGCGGCGTGGTTCCAGAACTCCTGGGCACCGATGCGGAACTCGCCGTGCATCTCCGCCTTGTACCAGAACACGGTGTCCTCGAGTTTGTTAGATTGGGAGTTGTTGTTCATCACAATGCACTCATAATTCTGAGTGCACTGATCCATCACCTGACAGAAGAACTCGAAGCTCGGAAAAGCACTACCGAAGTTCTCAAAAATGCGCTTCCGATTTGTCACGTACGGCTCGCGCAGAATAAAGCAGTAGTCAACGTTGGTTCGAAGCATTGGAGGAATACCGAGAGGGTACT